ACAGTGGATACTCAGGCATCAGCGGTTATTCTGGCCAATCGGGATTTAGTGGATCAGGCATTTCGGGATATAGCGGATATTCTGGCTATTCAGGATCAGGCATTTCGGGATATAGTGGATATAGTGGGTATTCAGGGATTTCAGGTTATTCTGGAATATCTGGTTACTCTGGATCTGGTATATCGGGATATAGCGGTTATTCAGGTTCTACTGGAGCAACTGGAACATCGGGTTATTCTGGATATAGTGGATCTGGTGTTTCTGGATTTAGCGGATATTCTGGATATTCTGGAGCTGGCGGTGGTGGTGGCACACCAGGCGGTTCTAATACGCAAGTGCAATACAACTCTAGCGGTTCATTTGCAGGTTCTGCAAACATGACGTTTAATGGAACGTCTTTAACATTAGCAAATGACGCATCTATTCATGGATTGACTGTTGGTCAGGGTGCGGGGTCTGTATCGACTAACACTGCCGTAGGTTATCAGGCGGGGTATAGTAATACGACTGGTACTCATAATCTATTCCAAGGATATCAAGCCGCTTATTACAACACTACAGGCAATGACAATACTGCTCTTGGTTATGGTGCTTATGGTTGGAATACTGGTGCGGTTAATGCTACTGGTTCATATAATACTGCGGTTGGTTCTCAAGCATTAGCGGCTAACACCACAGCATCTAACAACACTGCTGTAGGTTATCAGGCGGGGTATAGCAATACTACTGGCCAATACAATGTGTTCATGGGCCAAAATGCTGGCTCTGCAAATACAACTGGCGCTTATTGCACTTATATTGGAAGAACTGCTGGCGGTAACGCAACGGTTGGAAACAACACTTTTGTTGGTATTAACGCTGGGTACCAAGTAACAACAGGAACGGGTAATACATTTATTGGTGTAATCAACACAACTACAAGTAGTGGTGCTGGTCAAAATATGACCACAGGCTCTAAAAATACCATTATTGGCGGTTTTGATGGGAACATGAGTGGCTTAGACATTCGCACAGCAAGCAACTACATCGTGCTGTCTGATGGGGATGGGAATCCACGAGTTTATACAGATAACAATGGTTATACCTATATAAATGGAAATAGTGGAAATGCTGGTGGTTTAGGAATTGGTAGTCAACGATTAAATTCAACAACATCTACTTCTGGAGGCGAGGCCGCATTATTAGCAACTTGTTCTAGTGGAAATAACGCATCAGTAGCAATTATTTTAGCAAATTCTACTTCTGGTTATACAGCCAATATGATGGATATGCGTACAGGAATGGCATCTGGTACTGGATACAATGCGATAAGTTATAAATCCGACACAAACGTAACAAGATTTTATGTCGATGGTTCTGGTGTTATCCATTCAACTAGCACTAGCATTACCGCCATTTCAGACGAAACTTTAAAAACAAACATCAAACCATTAGAAACTGGATTAGCAGAAGTATTAAAACTTCAAGCAAGAAGGTTTGATTGGAAAGATGGTTCTGGTACTAATGTTGCTGGTTTTATTTCTCAAGAAGTTGAAACAGTTTTATCAGATTTAGTTGCTCCTTGGAAACAAGATGAAAACACAACATTACTTGGTTTAAAAATGGGAGACATGATTCCCACGCTTGTAAAAGCCATCCAAGAACTAAACGCAGAAGTTCAATCCCTTAAAGCTAAAGTAGGAGCATAAACATGGCACAAGTCAATCAATGGACATGGACAATAACATCAATGCAACAATGGCCTAGCGGTACAAACGCAGGTTATGTTGTGAACGTCAACTGGACTCTAACAGGCACAGATGGCACACAAACCGCAAGTATTGGTGGCAACACTCAGTACCCCGTATCTGATGCACAAGCGGGCTTTACACCATATTCATCTTTAACCGAAGCAACAGTTATTGGTTGGGTGCAAGAGTCTTTGGGTGAGCAAGGCATTGCAAACTTTGAAGCCAACGTACAAGGCCAAATCAACAGCCTTGAGAATCCACCAGTATCTCCAACAACACAACCACTCCCTTGGACAGCATAATGGAAAAGATTACTCTCTCAACATCTCTTGTTAATAACATCATGGCTTACCTTGGAACACGTCCATTCCAAGAAGTATTTCAATTGATTCAAGAAGTTCAAAAAGAAGCTCAAGCACTGCAACCAACAGATCAGCCACCACAATAAAACAAACCACAAAACAATATGAATACAAAACAATGGGAGCAAATGCTCTTAATGAATGAGTTAAATTTTGCCAAGCAGCATAATCCAGAATATTACCGATGGAAACTCACGAATAATTATGAACGTGCAGTTTTTCTAAAAAACGATCCAGTATTGCCAAGGGAGGCATCGAGGTATATTTGGGCCAATAAAAATCTATACGGCAAAAATATACTCGAGGTCGGATGCTCCACAGGATATGGCTGCCAATTCCTCCCCAACGATATTAATTATCTGGGGCTGGATTATGACCCGATCATCATCGATGTAGCGCATGATCAGAATTGGGGCGATAACGTCAAATTCTCATGCACTGATATCAATCAAATGGAATTGGCCAAATTCGATACCATCATTGCATTTGAAGTAATCGAGCATTTGGACAATGGCCTCGAGCTGGTGGACAAACTTAAATCACATTGCAGACGATTACTCATTACAGTGCCATGGAATGAGCCACCAGGCTTTTGGGGCGAACACCACAAATTGCATGGCCTCAATGAAACCAATTTCCCTGGCTTTGAATTTAACTATATTGATCAGCATGGTCGGATATCTGATTTGCCAGTGGCCATCACCCAGGACAATCATTTCAATTTAATGATTGCGAGGTTTGATCGTGGATAGTGTACTTTGCAGCATTGGCACTCGAGGCCGATATGACACAACGCTGCCATTGGCTTTGGCTGCCATCATCAATCAGACCAAACGGCCAGACAAGGTGGTTATTTTTGATGATAATGACAATCCAAGGGATGTCAGGAATGAGCTGATCTACCGAAATTTATTCCAAATGATGGACATCAAGGGCATCAAATGGGAGTGGCTATTTGCTGCCAAAAAGGGCACTCATTACAACCACCAGGCTGCCAACACCATGGGGTATAAATGGGTTTGGCGCATGGATGATGATGCCATACCAGAGTCTGATGTTTTGAGGTCATTGCTCAGTTTTGCCATTTTCAAAAATGCTGGTGCAGTCGGTGGCTCGATACTCACTCCACCATTGCTTTATCAAGATACCAACCCAACTGGCAAAATTGAAAATATAAACAGCGAGCCAAACCCACAATGGCGAATCATCAACAGACGGCAGCAAGTCGAGCATTTGCATTGCTCATTTTTGTATCGAGCTGGAGTGCATGATTACAATTTGGGACTCTCCAGAGTGGCCCATCGAGAGGAAACACTATTCACATATGGATTGCACAAAAAAGGATTTGGAATATTCATTGTGCCCGATGCCATTACTTGGCATTTGAAAAACCCAAATGGTGGTATCAGGTCAGAAACTGACGCATCGATGTATGCCCATGATGAGCAGATATTCCAGAATTTCCTTAAGTATAAGGACAAGACCATTGTGGTGCTCAATTGTGGACTTGGCGATCATTTGGTTTTCAGGAAAGTGCTGCCAGATATTAAAAATCCAGTGGTGTTCAGCTGCTACCCTGAGGTGATACCAGGCGAATCGATTGCAGCTGCACAAAGCCTATTTGGCAATATCGATCAGTGGAATATCTATCTCAAAATGGCCCAGTGGAAATGGAATCAGCCACTTGAGGCAGCATTCAGGAAAATGTATCTATGATCATTATTAGTCCATATTCAAAAAAACTAATGAATGGGAAACCCAATCCCAAAAATTACCCATACTGGCCAGAATTGATTGACCAATTGAATTGGCAGCTCAAAGAGCCAATCATCCAGATCGGCATCGAGGGCGAGGCGCAGCTGGTGGACGATTTCAGGCCAAATCTACCCATGACAGAATTAACGAAATTGCTGCACAGCTGCACAACATGGATTTCATGCGATTCATTTTTCCAGCACTTGGCTTGGCTCGAGGGCAAACCTGGCATTGTTTTGTGGTCAGTATCAGACCCATTGATATTTGGCCATCCAGAGAATATCAATTTATTGAAAGATCGAGCAAATCTGGCCAAAGATCAATTTCTCTGGTGGGAGGATCAGGAATACCAAAAAGACGCATTCATCCACCCAAATGAGGTTATCAAAAGTCTGGAATTGCTTTAAAATTCAGCATATTTGGGGGCACTATGACTGAAACTGAGGCAAGACTGAATTCGCATGAGGCGGTTTGTGCCTTGAGGTATGAGCAGATCAATGCCAGGCTGAAACGACTCGAGCAAATAATGATCACCAGTGCTGGGATGGTGATGGCTGGCTGCATTGGCACCATCTTCACGTTTATATTGGTTCACAAGTAATGGACCCCATCACAGTATTTGCAGCGTGTAAAGCTGCCCATGCTGGCATTCGGGAGTGCATCGATTTATACCAAGACTTTAAAAAAGATGGCAAAGATGTTGGGGATATCGTCAACGACATTGGCAAAAATTTGGGAGCATTCTTCACCCACCAAGAGTCACTCAAAGAAGCCGAAAAAGAAGAAAAACTCAAGCCAATCGACAAAAAAACCAGCATCAATGAAGAGGCAATGAATCGGATCATGCGTCAAGAGCAGATCCAGCGCATGGAAACTGAATTGCGAGAAATGATCATATACCAGGTCGGAATGCCTGGTCTATGGTCAAAATTTGTTGATATGCGTGAAATTGTCAGGAAAGAGCGAGAAAAGCTCGAGCGTGAACAAAAAAAGCCATTGAGATGGCTGCACTCAAAAGAAGGCAGTTCATCGACAAATGGCAAGTCAGGGCAGCGTTATGCGCTGGCATTTTGATATTGTTTTTGACGTTTTGCGGTTTGATGTATGGCATTCATTTGGACTATCAGAAAAGTAAATATCATTTGGAGGATAAACCATGAGCTGGATTGAAAGTATTGCACCCACAGTGGCCAGCTGCCTTGGTGGCCCATTGGCTGGATTGGCCATTGAGGGCGTGTCAAAGGCACTTGGCATCGATGCCGATAAGGTTCAGGACACCATCAACAGTGGCAAAATGACTGCCGATCAGATTGCAGCATTACAGCTGGCCGAGACTAACCTCAAATCCAAAGCGCAAGAGCTGGGGCTGGATTTTGAACAATTGGCCACAGCGGACAGGAAGTCAGCTCGGGATATGCAGATCAACACCAAGAGCTGGATTCCACCATTGTTGTCCATTGGCGTGACTGTTGGCTTTTTTGGCATTCTCTGGGGCTTGATGTATGGCCAGATCCAACACGCACCACAAATCGATATTATGCTGGGTTCACTAGGGACTGCATGGACTGGCATCATTGGGTTTTATTTTGGATCATCAGCATCGAGCCAAAATAAAGATCAACTACTCCACCAAAGCACACCCATCAAATGACACAGCTCACACCACATTTTTCACTTGAGGAATTGACATTCACAGAGCATCGGGAATTTGACAATATACCCAATGAATCTGAAATCAAAAATCTTAAGCGTTTGGCTCAATTTCTTGAGATGGTCAAAGAGCAGCTGGACAATAAGCCAATAATGATCAATTCTGGGTTCAGATCAGAGGCTTTGAATCGGTCACTTGGCAGCAAGGACTCGAGCCAGCATCGAGTGGGATGTGCAGCCGACCTGAGAGTGCCTGGCATGACTCCAGACGAGGTAGTCAAAGCGATTATTGCCAGCAGTTTGCCATTTGACCAGGTGATCAGAGAATTTTGTACTCCAACTGGAGGAGGCTGGACTCATGTATCAGTGCCAAATGATCCAGCTGGCCAACCCAGACGGCAAGCATTGATTATTGATAAGTCTGGTACAAGAGCCTATTCTTGAAGTATCAAGAATACGACAAACCAAAAAATGGCTGAGATTGTAAAAATAATCCCAGCCATTCCAAGGCCAAAAGCCCAAGCAAAAATATTGTACCAATCAAGGTTTTGCATAATTTAAAGATTATGTTTAACTAGATACCATTTTGCTTGATATTCCACCAAAGTCGATGGTGGGACAAACCCGAATCTTTTCCAAGTATTCATTACATTGGTGAATTCTGCTTTTATATACATGATTGGTTCTCCAAGTACCCAGCCAAATCCCTGGTATCCACAAACACTTTGATGCCATCTTTAAATGTTTTGAATGGCAAATCATCGGAGGATCGTTTGTTATACAAAGTACCGACTGGAACTTTTAATACCTCAGATGCCTCTTTGAGTGTCATTCGGACACCATATTTTTCAATCAGGTACTGATACATTGTTGATTTGATCTTTCAGAATTTGGTCAGTGAGGCCAGCAAGTAATCGTCTGGCCTCTTGAATGTCCAAAAGTGTGGGTTCATTTCTGAACAAAAGCCACACCCCATTGTTGGCCAATAGAGTGTGGAAATCATTCACATCAAGGGAATGGGATGTCATTGTCTTGCTGTACAGTTTTGACAATTCCAAAGTCATCGATGGCACTGGCTTTTGATCCCAATGCCTCACCTTTATCAAGCATTTGGATGTTATTGAGCCAAAATGCTACCCCATTATTCCCAGCTTGGGAATACGCATAGGCAGTGACCGACACTCGGCCATAGTCTCCAGATACAAAGTCATTGGCAGCCATTAAAGCATTGCCATTCGCATCCACAGTACCAGGCTTTTCATTGGTCTTGCAGCGGATGAAATAGCAACCCTTGTATTGATCACCCAAAGGCGAACCATCTTGCTTGGTTTCAGTGTCACCATCACGCAAAGGATTGCGGAGATTGGCTGGATATTTGCCATTCCACTTTTTATCCAAAGCATTCTTCATGGCAGTTTTGAGGCCAGTGATGGTGGCCACATCAGACTTGGGGACAATGAATTCAGTACTGAATTCCTCTTTACCAGACATTTCATTGACCTTGGCAGATGCCCAATTAAGGTATGAAAACCGACCCTTACCAGTGATAAATTTAGACATAGTTTTTTCCAGTTAAAAGTTAAAGAAATACCGACTTATTTCTAAGTCAG